ATCTTGGGCTTTCTGCAGATGATCGTAGAAAAGTATTCTCTCTAGCTGTACAGGCTAACGTAGTTCTGATGAAATACTCAGGAGTAGCTAAGACGGAATTGATGAAAGAGATTAGAGACGTTATTAATATACACTCTCCTAGAAAAATGCATAAAGTGAAGACGCAACTATCTAGGTCTATTCAGAACCCGGTGGATGTTATGCGTTACCTGGAGGACCTGCTTGAGAATAATGAGCTATTTCTTTTTGGAGGCATCCACTTACAAGTATTTAATGACACTATGTATGCGCTCTTAAATATTTGTGATATGCCACTATTTGATGAAGATAGAAAGAGAGTTTTACATAATGTTTCAAAGTGTGTAGAAGCCTTCCCTTCTAATGATCCTACAGAGTTTAGACACAAACTATACCTTAAGGTCGAAGCCAATAAGAAAGGTAGTTAAGAGAACTCACAAAGATGTAGAGACCCAGCTAGATAAGATATTTAGCTGGGTCTCTTGCGTTATCTATAGTGGTGGCGCCTAAAAGTAGAACCTTGAGGCGTCAAATTCTAAGTTCGTCGCGTACAGATTGATATATCGATAGGCGCATATAGCGGATTTAATAAGGGGTCATGTATTAAAACACTATAAAGCTGTAGAAGTTGTTAGCGTAATAGCTATATAATACTATTCACCTGGTTATATAAAATCTCCTAGTGCCTCTATATTCCCGCTATATAGTTATACAGCCACATAGTGAATTAGTCTATTTTGGGGCGCATTCCAGGTTTATTGGCTCCAGAGCCCTCAAATGTAAACAAAGAATTTTATTGTTTACGTCTTTGTTTACCTTTTTGTTTACTAGGTAACTGATTGAATATCAATAACTTACAGCCTTAAAAACTATAAATAAACAAAGTAAACAATAAAAGTGATAAAATATTATAAGAGATAAATAAAGATTAATATGTACTATATATATAGTTGATTATCATCTTTTATATTATCCATATATATGTTCCAACCTTATTGTTTATTGTTTACAATTCATCTATATAACTGATTTGCAGCACCTTATGGAGAAACAATAACTTTTTGGGGCCTTTTATTGTTTATTTATTGTTTACGGCTATAAAAATTTTTAGTTTCAATATAAAACTCTTATATTAGTGTTTTAAAGCATTAGGAGCTTATATAGAGAATATGGACAATATATCAACGTGGGATAAAGCAAAGGAGGACTTTAGGAGCCTGGCTGACCTGGAATGGACCGAGTCTAAGCCAGCAGGCAGAGGTAAGCCAAAAGCTTTCAAGAGTCCCTACATGCTTTGGTGTGCTGCCTGTGATTACTTCTCTAAAGCTGACGCCACACCGATTATAAAGTACGATGTAATAAAGTCCGGACCAACAGCAGGAAAAATAATAAAGTACCCTGTTACACGTCCTTATAGCTGGTCAGGCTTCCAGGCATGGTTATGGAGAAATAAGATAATAAGACAGCTAGACTTCTATAGAATTAATAAGGATGGCGTATATGACGACTACCAAGAAGTTCTCCAGGCAATAGGAGATATTATGTTTTCGCAGAAATTTGAGAACGCTGCTGTAGGAGTATTTAAAGAAGCTATAATTATGAGGGACCTACAGATGAAAGAAGAGAAGTCTGTAGAAGAAGAGCAGAGCTCTATAAGGCAACCAGTAGTTAACGTATATAACACGGCGCCGCCGCTTGCAAGATCAGAAGATTCAGTAGACACCAATAAATCCGAATAAATGAAACATCTATTAATTTGTTTAATGCTTATGGTAGCTTTTAGTGCAGGCCCAGTATATGAGGTCAACGCGGCCAGTAAAGCGGACCTCGTAGTGAATCAAGGAGGTACAGATAGTGGCAAAACATACGCCATCCAGCAACTCTTATTTATGCACGCAATATCGACTATTGCGCCCAAGTCTGACCCGGTAATAACTATCGTGGGTGAGTCTGTACCCAACTTAAAGAAAGGAGCATATAGAATAGCGAAGACTATATATAATGCTAACCCCGGACTAAAGAGTTATATAAAGACCTGGAACGAGACAGACAGAACTATCCACTTTAAAACCGGATGGATTATGGAGTTCCAAAGCTATACAGATGAACAAGCAGCTAAACAGGGCAAGAGACAATACTTATTTATTAATGAGGCAAACGGAATTAAGTATAATATATTTTGGCAGCTCGCTAAGCGAACGAGGATAAAGACTTACCTAGATTATAACCCATCTGCTCCCTTCTGGGCGCACGAAAAACTTATAGGTACTGATCGTAAGAACAATGATTTATCAGTTGATGTGGAGCTTATTATAAGCGACCACCGACATAATCCATTCCTATCTGATAGAGACCACGAACGAACTGAATTAATAAAAGACCCCAACCTCTGGAAGGTATATGCGAGGGGCCTAACTGGAAACTTATCTGGGCTTGTCTATCCTACCTGGGTGCGCATACCAGATATAGAGTACCCCAATATAGATATATTTGGTGGGCTCGATTTTGGTTATACTAATGACCCTACAGCAGGCGTGAAGATATCTATGTCAGGCAACAATGCCTTTCTACATGAACTCTGCTATTCTCCTGGAATGTCGCCGTATGAGATACATACCACCTTTAGAGTAAATGGTTTTACGCATGACACAGAAGTTTTTTGCGATCATGATAGAGACATTATAAGGGACCTTAGAAAAGAGGGAACCTTGGCGCTGCCTGCAAGAAAAGGACCAAACTCTATAAAGCCTGGTATAGCAAAGGTTAATGAGTTTAAAGTTTTCTATACAGCGAGCAGTACAAACCTCCACACTGAACGAACTAAGTACATGTATATAATGGACCCAGATACTGGGAAGCCAACGAACGTCCCAGTAGATGGCTTTAACCACTTAATGGATGCATCCCGGTATGGTATCTACACAAAATATTATAGACAAACGTAATGCGCTGGAAAGCTAAATACACAAAAGCCGAGTACTCTAATAAGACTACTCGGCTCAAAAGAAAATACGCTTTCTTACCAGTCTATATAGCCGGAGATATGATCTGGCTTGAGACTTATGAGGTTCTGCAAGCATATATAGTAGAAGAAGTTAGTGTTATACTAGAGAACTCTGAAAGCCTGGTATTCTTTCAAAGAGCATCCTGGATAGACTTATCTAAAAGAATTATAGAATGAACTGGTCGAATTGTACAGAGAAGTCAAAGCTAGAAGATTATTTCAGCACAAACAGAGCGTTCAGTTCTTTTGGAATGTCTGGAGCCGATTACTTCTTCAACCTTAGGAATGAAGAAGATTATTTGCTCGCGTACAATTCTTGTTCGCCACTCAAAGCCATAGTAGGTAAGAGAGCTAAGGCTTTCAATACTGGAGCTATAGAGGTGTTAAATAAAAACACTGGAAACTTTGCAAAAGGTTCTGAAGCAAAAGAGCTGAAGACTCTATTAGCTAATCCGAATGTTCTACAGACCGGGAAGCAATTTATGGCTCAGCAGAATATCTATATAGATATATTTGGTTACTGCCCAGTGCTATTAGTTAAGCCTACTGGAATGGAATACGTAACGTCAAGTATATGGAATATTCCGCCTTGGTTATTTGATATAGATTACACCAAAAAATGGTTGATGTCTACAGAAGTATCCGACGTATATTCCAAGTATTTTATCTGGTGGGATGGTGAGAAGGTGGCCTTGAATAAAGACAACCTTAAGATGGTTTTTGATGATGGTATCGGCACCGATAACGATTCAGCGCTAACTATACCAGATTCAAGATTGAAGTCCTTAGAGTATCCAATATCGAATATTGTGGCGGCATACATGTCAAGGAACACCCTCATAACTAAGCGCGGTGCGGTTGGTATTTTATCAAATGATTCGGCCGATGCGTCAGGAACTATTCCACTACAGCAAACTGAGAAAGATTCTTTACAAAAGGATTTTAGAAAGTATGGTATAGTGGGGCAACCTTATCAGATCATTGTCACTAATGCATCTCTTAAGTGGCAGCAAATAGGCTTCCCAACAAAAGAGCTTCTACTATTTGAAGAGATAGAAGACAGTGTGAATCGTATTTGTGACTCATATGACTTTCCACCGGAGTTGATAAGCCGCAGTAAAAGTGCTACGATATTCTCTAGTGAGAGCAAGAGAGAATTAAGAAAGATGCTTTACACTGATGCGATAATACCTGAGAGCGACTCCAGGATGGAACAGCTAAGCTCTATATTGCTTGGGAATGACAGCTCTATAGAGATTACTAGAGATTATACTGGGATTGATGTAATGCAAACAGATTTAGCGGCGGCGGCCACAGCTCGTAAAGCTCTGAACGAAGCGCTCTCTGTAGAGTACGACAACGGACTAATAACTAAGAATGACTGGCTTGAAGAACTCGGCAGGGATAGATTAACAGAACCAGGCTTTGACGAATACAAGAAAGTAGCTAATAAACCAAGTAATAAACCACTAGATCAGTAATACAATGAAAACGAATGTTCATCCAAAAATAGCAGAGCTTAGACTGAGGAGCCGGCCAGTAAATGAAAGTTCTATAGCAATCAACGCTGAGGGCAAACTAGTTGACTTAAAGATTAGAGCAGATGGCTCTGGAGATGAGGAGAGAGTCATAAAAGGCTACCTCACTGTGTGGAATGTGGTTGATTCATATGAAACTATTTGGACTAAAGGTTGCTTTGCTAAATCAATTAGAGAGCGCGGCCCGGGGAGCCAATCGAAAGCAAAAATATTATTCTTGTGGATGCACCGCCAGGATGAGCCAATCGGTCAGTTTAGGGTCCTCGAAGAAGATACCTATGGTTTATACTTCGAAGCAGTCTTGGACGACATACCGGAGGCCGATCGATGTTTAAAACAGGTTCGGTCCGGAACCATTAACCAGTTCTCATTTGGCTTCGAATATCTTTGGGACAAATTGGAATGGGACACCGCAGTAGAAGCTGTTAGAATTTTTGAAGCTGAATTATTTGAAGGCTCTGCAGTAACCTTTGGATCAAATAGAGAGACTTACGCAGTCAGGTCTGAGACCGATTTAGCTGTTGAAAAAGAGTTCTTAGACGACGAGACAGAGGACTTTATAAAGTCAGTGCCACGTAGTAGACAATTAGAATTAAGACAATTAATATCAAGGCATATATCACTTAGTAAGATCGAGCCGCTGGAGCTAAGGCAAAGAGCACTCGAAGCAAGTAAGCCGGTTGAGCCTGCAGTGAAGTTTAACATACTATCAATTATTTAAAAAATCAGTAATGAAAAAAATCCAAATTAAAACTGAGGGACTCACCGGGGAAACTCTGGACTTTGCCACAAGGTTAAATGCAACCTTGGGTGACATGAACCCACTTGATGCTGCAGGAGTAGCAATGCAAGTTAGAAAAAGCTTAGGAGGCCTGGTCGATGATGATACAGGGGACCTAGCAATTGATCCCGTGATGCTTAAGGAGCTTTTAGGAGACTCTGACAAAAGCATTAGGAGCATCTTGAAGAAGCAAGGAGAAGCCTTGACAAAATTAACAGCCCCTGGAAAAGGATCTCAAGCCGGGTTTAGATCAACTTTAGATAGTTTGATGCCTGAGCTAGAGACAATTAGCAGAACACGTGAAGGCTCTATAAAGCTTAATGTTAGAGCTGCAGTAATAATGGAAATGGGTGATGCAATCGCAGCTGGAGCAGCAATTCCAGAAGACTTGATTGAAAGCTTTTCTTTCGCTGGCTTTGTTGAGAAGAGACGCCCAAGAGAATATGTGTTTGATATGGCGAGCAGAACCACAGTAGCTAGTATTGCTCAATACAAAACCTGGCTTGAAGAAGGTGGAGAAGAAGGTGCTTTCGCTTTGATATCTGAAGGTGAATTGAAGCCTTTAGTTTCTACTTCATTGGTTAGGAACCATTCCGAGTATAGCAAAGTTGCTGCTAAGTATGTGATTACTGAAGAGTTCAGCAAATTCAGAAATGATGCTTACAATATAATCAAAAGGTTGATCAATCAAAAGATCCTTAGAGATTACGCAAGTGTCTTAACTACGAAGCTTATTGCTGACGCAGCAAGTTACGTATCGTCTGCTTTAGATGGACAGTTTCCAGCGGAAAAGATCACTGATTACCATGCTTTCGCTGCAGTAGCCGCTCAAATGGAAACGCTAGAATTCATGCCGGATATGCTTATTATCAATCCACAAGATAAGTGGAGAATCGGTATGGCTCAAGACGTGTCTGGACAATTCTATTTAACCATCCCTATGACTGATCCATCTGGACAGACTAGAATGATGGGCTTCACTGTAAGGAGCTCCAATAAAATGACTGTAGGAACATTCATGCTTGGAGAGTCAGGCCTTTGGAATATAGAAGATGAAACACTATCTGTTAGGATAGGTCACGGTATCAACGTAATTAAAAATGAGTCTCTTGCAGTTACAGACGTTGAACATGACTTGGATCATAACAGAATGCGCGTTATCGTCGAGACTTTCTTCCATTCCTGGATCGGTACTACAAACGCTGGGGCATTTGTTTTGGCTACTTTTGACACAGTCAAAGCAGCTTTAGCTGAGCCTCCAGCAGTATAATAAATAAATCTGTAGAGCTCTATATAAGAGCTCTACTATTTTCAACTCTTAAATTAAATAGAAAAAATGGATACTAAAATAAAAAAGACCGATACTAAAATAAAAAAGACCGATAATGTCACAATATATGGCACCGGGAAATCGTCTTTCATGCCGAAAGACAAAAAGTATGTTGAGCACAGGACCTTAGCTGAAACGCTGGTTACAAAAGGCTTTGCAACAGTAAAGAAAACAGAATCCAAATAGAATAAAATATTAAGCGAATGGCTCTCATAGATATTACATACTTCATAGGAGAAAGGCACATAGCTAACGTAAGTTCGCCGTCTGTAGCTGAAAATATCATTGATATGATCGCTATATACGAGCCTGAATTGCTTGAAGCTTTGCTAGGAATAGATTTATATGCTGATCTCCTTGAAGGTCTCGAGCAGGACCCTATCGAAGCCCGTTGGACTGACCTTGTTGATGGCACTGTGTTTATCTATAGAGGTCAAAAAGTTCGTTGGATTGGTCTTAGGAATGCCCAAAAGCGTTCACCCCTTGCAGACTTTGTTTACTTCAAATATAAAGCTGATAACGTGGAGCATACAGTTGGAGCAGGGAATATGCAATCAAACGCTGAGAATGGCACTATAGTATCTCCAATGGGTAAGATGGTTCCTGCTTGGAACTCTATGAGCGCTTCGCTTAATACTTTATTCTGTTTTATTGAGTCAAGAGGTTTAGACTATTCAAGTTGGACTAGGCCCCGCTCATCTTTTGTTAAATCTTTATTAAATCCCGTAAACAGCTTTAATATATGACAGACTATGTGGTAGTGGATGAGATAAGAAAGGTAGTAGAGAAAGTATCTATAGAGATGCTTGAAACTCTACAGGCTATTGATCCCAATATTTCAGGGGTTCACTATGAACATGGTCACCCTATAGAGATTATTGAAACACTCCGCGAGAAGGATAAAACAAACAAGTTTAAATTCGATAGATACCCACTTATTGGATTATTTGAGGACTTCCCTGAGAATGAAGACGTGGGCATAGGTCTCCAATCTGAAGTGACACTACATATAATAATTGCTATGGTCACCAAGCCTGAATATAAGGCCACAGTCAGATATGAGCGCAATTTTAAACCTATCTTGTTGCCAATATATGCAAGTTTTAAAAAGCATCTAGTTAAATCTAAAGCTTTTAGATTTGCTGGGAGTAAGCCGAAAGGCCTTAAGATAAATCGATTATACTGGGGTAGAGAAGGATTACTCAAGAACGAATCGAATATATTCGAAGACTGGATTGATTGCATAGAAGTTAAAAAGATTCAAATAAAAGTAAATCAAAAAAATTGTTAAAAAACCATGGCGACATTAAATAAAATATCGTGCGTAGTAGGTGGAGCAAATACAGGAGTAGGAGACTGCTTTCTAACTATTGCCCACGTAGTTGGAGCTATCATAGTTCCAAGCACTTTTAGTCTAAGCAAGGCTAACTTAGGAGACTTACAGAATGCTCTGCAAGATGCTGCCTTCGACGACATACCTAGGAGGAGAATTTTTCCTATCCACAATATTGAAGCTCTGTCTGCAGATAACTCTGAAGACAAGACAGTGGAAACAATGGGATATGGTGGAAAAGCTCCACTAACTGAAGGAGATTACGACTGGACTTTCCAATACATTCAAGGAGGTCACTGCTTGCATTCGAACTTAAGAAAGTTCAATGGTGCCGGTAGAGCTGTATTGTTTTATGATGCAAAAGGAGTGTTGTACGGTAGAAAAATAGGAGACACTTTGTCTGGAATTCCTATGGTGTTCTTCTTCGCTAACAAATTCACTTTGTCTAGTGGATCAGCCTCCACAGCTTACACAATTCAATTTGTGACTAAGCCTAAGTACATGAATGACGAGCTTGGTTTTGTAGAGCCTGATTTTAGTCTAGATACAATTCTAGGAATTCAAGACGTAGCTTTAAGTTCTCACGCGACTTCAACTGTACCGATACCGGTGATAACCGCAGTAGCTGGATGTGATAAGTCGGATTTATTCGACATCTATGAGACGGAACTTGAAGACGTCACAGCGTGGATAGCTACGATAGGAGGCCTTCCGGTCGCCATCACCAGCGTCATAGCTGATCCAGACCTAAATGCCTGGGATATAACTCTTGACACAGCTGACGCCAACTATAGCGCTGCTGGGCCTGTAGTGATTAAGATGGCTACACCTCTGGCTCTCCAAGCCTTGGACGTTGTAGGTTTTGAATCGAATTCTGTAACGATTACAGTTTAATAGATTGTGGGGGCCTCTGTGCCTCCACAATTTTTAATAGACCTCAGATGGCTAGTATCTTTGAAATGTATGAAAGTGTAAAGAGGATAGACTTACGCAATCAAGTCCCTGTTATAATAGAGAACACTAAAGACACTATTCTACTACTCAATGCTTCCCAGCTGTATCAATTAAATGTTTCCGGTACAGGAGAGCTTATAAAGCCTAGGTATTCATCGACTGAATACGAAAAGCTTAAGATGAAAATGAACTTTAATTTAACCGCAGACAGAGTTGATTTATATTATACAGGGGATTTTTACCGCTCAAGAGACGTAGAAGTAACCAAAAAAGAATTCTATATATATGCTAGTGACTCTAAAACATATGACATACTAGAGAAGTATGGAGATGAAATTTTAGACTTAACCGAAGCAAGTGAAGAAGAATATGCTAATGGCTTATTCCTAGAAAACTTAAAACTGTATATAGAAACTGTGTCACTACTTAGATTCAAATGAGACAAGCAATAAAAAATTTTAAAACCTCTCTTGTATATAGTTCATGTGAAGACCTTCCGATGAACTTGTTTATAGAGAGCTTAGCTGGTAAGTCTAGGAGCCTGGTAAAGTATAAACTTCTAGGCTTCTTATTTATAGGAAAAGCTTTTCTACTTAATTTGTTTAATTCTCTATATATAGACTACTTAGACTTAGTAGAAGATGCAGAGAAAAATACACACATATCTTTAGTGTGCAAGATAACCGAAATAGAAACTAAAAAACTTCTACTATCGTATTGCTCCGACTTTTCAAACAATCTACACGATCCAGGTGTTGCTATAGTATATAAAACTTTAAAGATTCCATTTGATTTAAAAGACCCAGCAAAGGCAAGTAAACGGGCGCTAGTGTTGTTTAAAACAGAGGAGTTTAAACTCAAGGAACTTAAGGCCCGTTTAGCTGAATTACAAACAAGACAAGAGATAAGCACAAAGAAATCTAACGGTTCTTTTAGTCCAGTATTTACTACTTTTAGTCGCTTCCAGAAGTATGAAATAGACCCTAAAAAAACTACTGTAGCAACTTTTGTAAGTATATCAAATCAATATAAAGCTCAATTCGAAAAAGCAAAAGCTAATGACTCAAATTAAAGATATAATTGATGAGAAAACATATGAGCAGTTTGATAGGCTTCTCGATGTTTTAGCTAAGGCCAAAGTTGAATTTATCGACACAGCCAAAGGCGCCGCAGCTTTCACTTCAGAACTTGGTAAGATAGATAAGTATAAAGACTTAGATATTGGAGTTAAAAATCTAGAGAAGAGCATAGACAAATTAGACGCCGCAAAAGCTAAAACTACTAAAGCCGCAAAGGATGCCGCCGCCGCAGAAGATGCTGTTGTCAAAGCCACAAAAGAGAGAATTAAAGTAAGCTCCGACGAGATAGCTTCTATAAACAAAGCAGGTACATCTCTAGACAACTATATTAGGCTCCAGGTGAGGCTTAAAGCTGAAAGCGGTCAGATAACCAAAGACCAGAGAGAACTAGCCAAGGAGTTCGATAAAGGCGCTCTAACAGCTGATGCCTATAGTGATAGCTTGGCTGAGATGTCAAAAAGAAAAGCTGGGTTAAAGACGGCTACAGAGCAAGTTAATGCGGTTGTAAAAGCATACAGCCGAGAAGCTAATGCTGCAGAGGGAAGCAGTGAACAATTAAGCTCCAGGCTTGTTAGGCTTCGCCGCGAATGGGATAACCTTACAGAGTCTGAACGTGAAAATTCAGAGACTGGAAGAAATTTAAATGCATCAATAACAGAACTCGATACAACAGTAAAAGGACTAGACGAGCAGACTGGAAGAAGCCAACGAAATGTGGGTAATTACAAGAGTGCTTTCGAAGGTCTTCCAGGACCAATAGGTGAGGCTGTAACTTCTATTCAAAATATCTCAGCAAGCACAACAGACATGGCTGAGAACTTGGGCAACACTAAAGGAGGTTTTGCTACTCTTATATCTGGACTAAAAGCAGCGGCCAAAGCAGCTTTAGCTTTTATAGCGACTCCTCTAGGATTAACTTTAGTAGGAATTTCTGCAGCGTTGTTGGCTGCAAAAGGTTGGTTTGAATATAATAAAGGAATAGCCGAAGCTACTAAATTAACAAAGCAATTAACCGGGTTGTCTGGGAATGAATTAAAGAGTCTCCGGGCAGAGGTTCAAGCAACGGCCTCCTCTTTTGGGAAAGAGTATAAAGAGGTTTTGATTGCAACAAATTCTGTTGCTAAACAATTTGGTATATCGCAAGCAGAAGCACTTGACGTAGTTAATAAAGGATTCATAGTTGGCGCGGACGTGTCTGGAGAGTTCTTAGACCAGTTAAGAGAGTACCCAGCACAACTAAACGCCGTAGGCCTTTCAGCCTCTGAGACAGCTGCAATCATAGCTCAAAACGTGAAGTCTGGCATATACTCAGATAAAGGAGTTGACACTATAAAAGAAGCAGGTCTGCGACTGCGAGAAATGACTCCAGCAGCAAAAGAAGCTCTTACCGCAATAGGCCTAAGCTCTGATGAGATTCAAGCAGGTTTAGCTGACGGTACTTTATCAATGTTTGAAGCGATACAGAAAGTGTCGAACAGGCTAGGAGAGCTCCCAGCGAACTCTGCAAAAGTAGGTACTGCAATAGCTGACATCTTCGGAGGACCTGGAGAAGATGCTGGGCTCGAATATATAAAAACCCTAGGATCAATAGAGTTGAACCTAGACGCTGTAGTAGATGCGTCTGGAGAGCTTGGTCGAAGTCAACTCGAGCAGCTTAACGCAACCCAAGAATTAAACAAAGCTACCGCGGCTCTATTTGATTCAACCGATGGCTTTTATACATCACTAACAAACACTATAAAGCTCTATGCTACGAAAGCTTTATTAGGCCTTGTGAATGGTATTATAGATGTATCAAACTACTTTATTGATCTTTACAATAATGTAATGTTGTTCCGAGCAGGAATACAGACTATAAAGGTTACTTTCCAAAATCTTTTCGATTTTATTGCCTTTATGTTTACCCGAACTTTCGACGCTGTAAAGTCATTCGGAGCCTTGCTAAAAGCAGTAATAACAGGAGATTTATCAGGAATTAAAGACGCAATAGCGGGGGGCTTTTCAGACCAAGTAGAGGCATTCAAAAAACTAGGAAAAGACGTAGGGCAAAATTATATTGATGGCTTCAATGAGGTCGTAAATTCGACCCCTGTGGCTAAGATAGATAAAAACCTAGATTATGCAACAGAGATTCTATCCGGATCGGGTGGCGGTGCCTCAGAAGAGTCCGAAACAGGTTCTGTTACGTTTAGAAGAATCGCAGCAGAGATTGCTGGAGTCGAGAGAATACTGGACTTGAATAAAAAGCTGGAAGTGGATTTAAAGTCCGGCGCCTCGAGAGTTGCTGAATGGAAAGCTCGCATGGCTAAGCAGGCCGCTGACGCAGAAATAGCTCAGCAACTACGGTCTTTGGCGATGCAAGAAGAAGTTAACGAAGCTAAAAAAGAATTATTTGCAGAAGTTGTTAACGTAGCAATTGCCCTTGTAAATAGGCAATTCGAGATGGAGCTTAATAGTCTTAAAGAGCAGGAGGAGCAAATTGATATTAACAAAGCAAAAGAAATAGACAAGATAAATTCGTCCGTTGCGAGCGAAGAAGAGAAAGCAGCAAAGATTTCTATATTAGAAGCCCGAGCCGCAACAGAGAAAGAAGCAATACAACGAAGAGAAGCTGAGGTGCAGAGGCGCCAAGCTGAGTTTGAAAAGGCTATAGCTATAGGTAGAATCATAGCAAATACAGCTGGAGGAGTAACCGCCGCTTTAGCGAGCGTGCCACCAAATATTCCTTTGTCAGTAGTCATTGGAGCTATAGGAGCAGCTCAGATAGCAAAAGTTGCTTTGACTCCGATACCTCAATATTTTACTGGGATCGAAAGTAGTCCAGAAGGATTTGCAAAAGTAGGAGAACGCGGAGCAGAGATACGAGTAGAGCCATCAGGTGAAATGTCGTTAACGCCTGGAAAAGAAACTTTGACTTATCTAAAAGAGGGCACTAAAATTATTCCAGCTCATGAGACTAAGGCACTACTACATAACCAGAAAGAGGATTTAGAAAAGTATTCAAAGCCTGGAGCTTTTGAAGTTTCTTCTCTGAATAACACCTATAGAAAAGGAGTAACAGACATAGTAAAAGCTATAAATAGTAAGCCCACACAGCACACAAACATAACCCGAGAAGGTTTTAAGTGGGGCGTAAAGATGGGTAAAAATTGGACTAAGTACTTAAACAGAAATATATAATGCAGCCAGTAGACTTACAATATAGATTGAAGATAAATTCTGTTGTGTTTATCTTAGAGGCTGCACCAATGGGGTGGGAAGAAGGCCTAATAAACCACTCAAGGTCTGAAAAGTATTTTGGGTTAAGCCGCAACTATACAACTACTTTGAACTTTCATTCAGATGGAGCCTATCTAATCCGCAAAGAATTTTATACAAACTTTCTTAAAGCTTCTGTAGAGTTGCAAATATACGAGCTAAATAAAAATACTTGGAACTACGACGTATTATATACAGGTGATTTAGACTTTTCAACATTTGACGACAAAGACCCAATAGTTGAAATAAATTGTATGGAGAGCGGGATTAGCGAGAAGATTAAAGCTTTTGAAAAAGTGGTATACTCTCTAATTCTAAACAGTACAAACTCTATAGATGTAAGAATTCCTGGAGTAGGCCTAACTGAAAAAGCAATCTCAGTACTATCTCCCAAGGATTTTGCAATAGACAACTTGCATTATAATCTGCCACATATAATAGAAGCCTTAAACAATATAGATTTAGGGTACGTAGAAATTCAGAATTCAGAGAGCCCTGGAAATGTTTTAGTTAATGCTCTATACCTTTCAGATGCTTGGTTTTTAAGAGCCACGCAAGGCACAAGAATAAATTTATCCGGGAATATGAAATGCCGAATAAATTTAACCTCAGACGACCAAGAAGCCTTTATACAGATTAGAAACAGTACAGGAGAACTTAAAGGAACTATAGGAACTTTTGTAGGCACCAATGAACAAGACCCATCTATAGAGTTTTCACTTAACATAGATTTAGTAGAGGACGAAAAAATATATATGGTTGTAGGTGTTACTGGGCAATCAGGCCAAGGCTTTACTTTCTTTTCAATATTTGAAGGTGACATAAACATAACAAATAGCATAGTTACCCCAGCGACTGTTTGCAAAGCCATAAGACCTGGAACTTTATTTAGAGAGCTAATAAAGAAAATGAATGAGGGTCTACCTGTTTCTTGTAGGAGCTTTTTATTAGATTCAACTTGGTCAAATTTAGTGCTTACATCTGGAGACTCTATACGGCAGTTAGATAATCCTAAGTTGCATACAAGTTTTGTTGACTTTTTTGATAGTATAAATGCTATCTTATGTGCAGGCTTTGGCATAGAGAACGGGGTGCCAACTCTTGAGCATAGGAGTTACTGGTTTAAAGCTGATCTTAAATCTATTAATTTAGGTACCGTTGATTCAGTTAATATACAAGCGGCAACAAGTTTTATATATAACACTATAAAAACAGGGTATAGCGATAACGATTATGAGGTTGATTACGGAAGAGAAGAATTCAACAGCTCCCAGCAGTGGACAACGCCACTAACCCGAATACAATCCGAACTAGATTTAATATCACCATATAGAGCAGATCAATTTGGAATAGAAGAAATACGTATAACTCCTGGAGTAGACAACGTTAACAGCAAAGACTCCAAATCCGATAACGACACTTTTGCTTTGAAGATTCAAAAGAATCCTGGACTGGATGGTATATATGATGTTGCGGGAGCTGAAGACTATAGGCCTGTAGACGGCATAAAGGGTCTGTCAGAGCGCCAAAGTTATTATAACTTAGACTTGACTCCTAAAAAGAATCTACTCCGCCATGGGTCTTTTATACGGGCTTTTTTACACCGATTTGATGGGTCATATGTTAGGTTTGAATCAGGCGAAAAAAATGTTGCTCTAGTAACTATCGATCTGGAAAATAAAAGAGTAGCTGAAAGTGAAGCAATAACTATTGGAAGTCTTGCAGATAGAATGTTCTTACCTTATATATTTAAAGTTAAAACTAAATTACCTACGGACGCATCAGCTCTATTAAAAACAAATCCGACTGGTGTTGTAGTCTTTACATATATGGGAGTAGCTTTCGAAGGATTCTTTATAGAGGCCTCTATAAATGTTCCCAAGAACAGTGAAAAAGAGTGGATTCTATTAGCTTCTCCTAATGTTGATATGTCAAACTTTATAGAATAATATTTTTAGATGGAATAAAAAAGAGCTATATTCAGGCAAGGTTAATTATATATAAATATTCTATGGATTTCACTGTTGTACCCTTAAACCCTATAAAATTTATTGACCCCAGGTTGGGTAAGTTTGATGGCCAGAGCTATATAGACTTGGTTAATAAGTTTCAAGAGTCTGTTTGTTTCTTTCAAAAATGGCAACAGACTGATAGTACTACAATACAGTTTCTGTCTGATTACTCTATAGAGTTTTCAGTAGTAGACTTGGAAACAAATAGCACTGTAGCCTCCTTGGTTCCGCTTGAGATACCAACGGCATTGTCCAATCAAACTTTTAAAGTCTATGAAGTTTATATAAACTTTCAGACCTTAGGTTTACCATCAGGATTTTATGGCTTTAAAGTAGAATATGTTGATGTTAATTTAAATGATGTAGTTCTATGGTCTGAGCCAATAGATTTGCAAGACGAGCACGAAGCCACTATGCTTGTGTCATATAAGAATTCTGAAAACAACTTCTCTGTAATTTTTCACGAAGACTTGGAATTTAATATAAGAGTGGATGGTGTTATAGCTAATTTCTCTCCTGGAGCTGACGACATAATTTATAATGACCAGAAAAGAAACGCAACAATGTTGGATAGTGTTCCATATAGAATTTTCACTCTATTTGTTGGAAACGAAACTGGCGTACCGGATTGGTTTGCCGATAAAATGAATAGGATCATGAGTTGTGACTCTATAAAAATTGAAGGCGACCACTATCAAAAAATAGATGGGGCTAAGTGGGATATCAAAAGAATTGATGGCTATCCATTTTCCGGGCTCTCTATAGAGATTATGCCGGTTGAAAACAGATTTCTATATAAGTATAAAAATCTATCAGGAGATTTACTAGAACCCTCTGAATTTATTATTGTGCAAAAAAATAAAAACTATGAGGACCTCTCAGGGAGCCTTAGCGTATTAGGTGAGTTCAAAAACAAAACCCTACTAGAGAAAATATGTATAGTCCGAACAGGGACCACATTTAATTTGTCTGTAGGAACAACACCTGGGGGGACAGAGATTGGAATATTCCAAATATCCGATCTTATTACTACTATATTAATAAATAAGCTTTTTACAGAGCCTGAAAACATATATCTAACTGGGATAACAGCGGTATCTTTCTTAAGTCTTATTTATAAGCAACTAGATGAAAAACCTAAGACTATAGCTTCATCTGGTGGCTCCTCAGACCCTCTTCCTAATATAACAGCCATATACACTCCAGGTAATTTGGAGGAGCTAGAACTGAATTTTGATATGTCTACTGGAGTAGGCCGAGCAGAGACTCCTTGGATTGGTTGGTTTATAGCTGACGGCCGAAATGGAACAGTAAATATGGGGGGCTATGTTCCTATAGGATTTGATGCTTCAAATTATCCAAACTTGGGCGTTGAAGTAGGAGCAGACTCTATAACAATTACTGAAGCGCATATTCCTAAACACAGTTTTAAAGTCGCTGCAGACGATACAGCTTCGCAGCCAAATATATCCAGTTCAAATGTCTTAGCTAGATCAAGAACTGGGGGAGGGAATTCAGACGCAAATCTAGGAGGCTCTACTAAAGACGCAACACTAGGTAAAACAAACACGTATGGAGCCGACAGCCCAACGGCAATTTCATTACAACAAAAATCCAGAGTGGTTCTTTGGGTCCAAAAGATAAGTCAATAGAGCTATGAGTGAACACAACATTAAAGCGGATAATATACAAGTCCGAGAAATAATTTCCGCGACAGACCTCAAAATTCTAGTTAAAGATATTTTGAGCTATGTTGAAGAGCAAGATTTAGACCCACTTGATTTAGTCTATAGACAATGGGTTGATCAAAAACTAGAGAGCCTCGCTGCGGCTTATGAGATTGAATCGACCTTTGCAGAAATGTCTTCACTGTCTCAAAATGCCGAGCTCATTTCGGGGCTTAGGTATATTATGACCGACTATTACACAAGACATTCGCACCCTAGTGATAGATTAGTTATACACAATGGGAGTACTGAGCCTATTATACTAACAGCAAGTAGCACAACTGGTTTTGAAACTATAGCTCAGTCTATGTATTATACAGAACATATTTTAGAGTATAGCTTTAATCGCATACATTGCGATGTTCCTACTCCAAATGCGAATTCATTGAGGCCTGGTGTAATTACAGCTAGATACGATCCCCGGAACAGAGTTGATTGTGGCTTTGACTATATAGGCTGTGTTACTAGAAAATATATGATACTTGATAAGCTCTATAGAGAAGTGTCTAAAATAGACGACACAACTTTTGGAGTTACTATAACAACCAACATGCCTAATATAGTTTTAGGCGCTAGGCATGAGATAAGGGTTCCAATAGTTACACACTCAGCCGGGCAAAAAGAATTAACGATTACTTACAATAATGGGACTATAACCAAGCCTTTAAAATATTACCTAGATCAGACTCCAACCGGTATATTGCCTGAGAATCACCTCTCAGATTTAAAATGTACCGCAGTATATAATCCCGAGATTGATGCCTTCGTGCTGATGTCTTTTATTAATATAGGAGAAGACTTGATTGGTACTTATTCGGCATCAAAAAAGACGAATGAAGTTTATGGAGACATAACTTATATAGTCGACGGCAATGATTTTGAAGACTTCCCAGTATTCTCTTCTACTGCACAAGATGTTAAGATAGGCCGAGAGTATGATTTATATAGACCGTCAGTTGCTTTTAAAGGTACAGCTATTGGAGTATCTATTCCAGGAGCTTGCACCTTTACAACATTCACTAAAAATATAAACGGCTTTAGAGTAGGCTCCGGGGTTTATCTATCTATTATAGACTCACCAGAACAAAATCACAACACTGAAAATTATATATCCGATACATTATTACTAGACAGTTCGTTTGCATATTCATATGTAGATCACTCATTTAAAACTCTGTCTAGAGCGGTTATAACTCCCTGTGCTAATATGAACTTGGGAGCTGTTGATTTAGTTAGTATTATATTTGAGAAGTCTGGGGCTTTTACTTGCTCTGCAACAATGCAGCAAACCGATATTTTTGTGACTGGAAAAAATATCGGATCGGTTCCAAATAACTTCTATATAACAGCTCCAATATTTAATTCGCTCATCGGATTTTTTGATGCAAATAATCTTATAATAGCTAAAGCTCTAACTGGAGTTACTTTATATACTCGTAATAGCTTAGTAGATGCTTTGCTAGGACGCATAGAGATTGACGGATTGACCTTTAAAGTTTCTCCTGCATCAACATCAGGGCCGACAGTTCCGTTAGCTCTAAACGAGCAGAATGAGGTTGTTTTAGGTGACCAAGTATTAGCTCAAAAAAGTTTTCCTACTATAGCTTTAAGAGATGCCTACGAGGTTACTAGATTACCTTTTCAGGCGTTTATTGAAGACGACGGCGACGGAAAATGGGCCGAGTATAGAGCAACCGCAATAGGCCTTCCTGGGACCTATCTTAAAACGATGGATCAGGATTTATTTGCGGCAGCAATGTCTGGAGCTCAAGTAGCTGCGGCATATGAAAGCTTTGAAGACGTCGAGAGGTTTACAACTACCTTTATGACTAAGCTAATAGGTATTCAAGAAGAAGCCGAAAAGAATGATTCTCCTGAAGAGATAACTACAAAAATAAATAGCATAGTAGATGAGGCTGATAAGTTAGATCATACAGCTGTTAAGATAACTCCTATCGATGAAGATAGATTTTATGTAGACGAAGTTTCTGGTAGGCTAGTTCCATACATAGATTTATCACCAGTTAAAGATTCTTTAAATAGAGTAGACAGTGGGGCACTATATAATTTCTTTGCTTCGTTCTTCCCTGGATTTGCCTTCGACTTTGTTCAATCTAGTGATACAAAGTTATTAAGTATGCGGAAGCTTTTAGCTCGCAACGGCGTATTCTATATGACTGCTACAAGCGGAGCAAGCACTAGACTTTATTCATCACCTGACGCAAGGCATTTCTATCCTGGAGGAGATACTGGGAACATTGCTTTTTACTCTTTTGATTTATCTACATCAGGAGTTTTAATATTAGCGGGAAGAGACTCTGGACCGAACAATCTACTTAGGAGCATAAACTTAGGCAAAAGTTTTACTCCTATAGCTGCTCCCGGAACATATGAATTTACTGACATAAAACATGTTGGGCAGGCTCTATGGACCGCTTGTGCTAGGACTGGTGAAATAGTATACTCTAACGACGATGGCTTAACCTGGCTTGATTCTACAGTGCCTACGTGGGATAATGGCGGAACTCCAACAAAGTATGCATTTCAAGGGATTAATTCAAGAGACGGACTAATATTCGCCGTAGCTGATCTTGGTACTAATAGATTTCACATATCCACAGATTTCGGCGTGACTTTCACAGCCAAATCAACTGGAGCTAACAGGACTTTTAGAGGTTGTGGAATGTTCAATGGCTTTATTTATATCTGGCGCGGAGGAGACTCGTCAGGTGGCTACGTGACAATAAGTTCTAATCAAGGAGACTCCTGGACAGAGAAGATGCTTCCCCCATCAAGTTCGCAATCAATAAACTGTATAAGTCAAATAGGAGAGTATCTATATTTTGCTGGGGAGAATGGCATGATTATTAGAACGAAAGATTTTGAGTCTTATGAGACTCTGCCTGCTTATACTACTAACACTATTTCAGGGATCGCCCAAACGTCTTTGAATGGTCGCCCTGTAGCAATGTTTATATGTGACAATGGCGCTTCGGGTCGGATATTTACCACCGTAAAATAATACTAAATAATGGAAGACAAGCATCCTTTAGCTGTCAGCGAGCAAGAATATATAGTGCCTAGCGATGTTCAAGTGGGAGACCAGATTGGAGAGGTTGGGTTCCTATATACTTTTACTAAAATTTGGAATAAGCTAGAGGGCACAAATTACACTGAATCACAGTTTAGATTTTTAAAGTTCCTAGGCTCTGAAAACTTCCAAGTTAATTCGCTAACAGGAATGATTTCAGTAGCTTCTACAGCAGGTTTAACTGGAAGCACTTCTATCACTGTGCGGGTCTCTATTGGAAGTTTATACCAAGATGTATTGTGCTCTATATCATATGCCAATGATTGCATTTATTTCGACTCAGCATATGACGACTCTGCTAATCCTAGCGATGGCACAAGAGCAAAGCCATATAAAAAATTTAATGGCTCTGGTCTAACAGCTACACCTGGTAAATCCTATTTCTATAGACGGGGAAGAGAATTCTCAAGAGAGTGGATAGTTGTAACAAGCCCAAAAATTGCAGGAGAATATCCGGACTGGATAACATTTGATGCTTGGGGACAGGGAACTAAACCCCTGATTAACGGCAACGACCAAAGAGAAGGCCCTACTACCGTAAGGAGATTTATGGATATAGGCGGAGGGTCTTTCTCAAATATTGACGAGGCCTTTGAAGCTAATAAAGTTAGGGTGGCAAACTTCTCTTTCACTCACGACAAGACAAGCACTTTTTATCCTTTCTTAGTAAAGTTTCTAGGAGAGTATAAAGAATTTAGACGCATCGACTTTGAAGAAACTATATTTAGCGAAGGCTTTATGTATTTTCCTGTAGAACTTTCTTTTCCACATTCAGATAAAAAAGTTTATCTATGCGATATAACTACTAAGAATAATGTAGAGAGATCAATAAAGCTTGAGACTGGTGGTGTAATAGGCCGCAACTTTAGGAATAGAAATTATGGCACTACTCTTACTGAGCATCCAGCTCCTTCTGCTGCCAACTATCCAGACGTCGATTTGCAGTTTATTGATGCCTATGGAGAAAATATAAATCCATCTAATCTAGGACTGCAAGCAAGATCAAGCAACCAAAGGTATAAATGGGCCTGGCTGAAAGGCTTCGCTTTTCCAACTACTATATTTATTCACAGCTCTCTTGATCCTCTTGGAGGGATTTATAGAGTATACGATTGCTCTTTCACTAACATATTTATGGAAGGTACAACCCAAGGAGCATCATACTTTGGGAGGCATTCAGGTACTTCTGGAGTGGCTATGGGGGTTTTGTTTGATAGATGTGTAGTAATAGGTGGCAAAGGCTTTCAGGCTGATGAGGGCGCAACAGACACTATCTTCAGGTACTGTACCGTCAAAGACACTTCTGCAGACGGCTTTAGGATATTTTCTGGAGCAGGAGACGGCACTAAGATTATCAATTGTCTTGCTGTCAATAACTTTTCCAACGACATTGAACTATCCCGGGCTGGTGTAGAAGTGATAAATTCAGTATATGTTAAAATGGCTGGAACTCCGATCCTTACTACCAGTTCTACTTCTGAGTTGGAGGCTGACTTAATTGGGGTTGGAACAGATCAAGGAATTGACTTTGATTCTCTAGGTAATCCCGTAGCTAATCCACCCTCTATAGGCCCGACAGAATATTCTGTCGCAGCCACTGAGTACTCAATATCAACAGTGGCTACTAATGGAACTGCCACCGGTGGAGGCACCTATCCAGAAGGCTCTACAGCTGAATTGACTGCTACAAGTTTTCCTGGATTTGTATTTGTTCGATGGACTGAGGGTCTATTTGAAATAACTCAAAATCCATATTCCTTTACGGTTACGGGTAGCCGAGTGCTTACGGCTGTTTTTGCTGCAGTAGTTAATCCGACGGTCGATTTTAGAGGCTATAATTTTGGTTCTATGGAGTCCAAATATGGACAGTATCTAAATGACCAATATAATAGAGTTAAGGCCTCAGGAGGAGAATTTGGGGCCTCTCTGATGGACGTGAAGCCGACCACAGATAAACTTTTGCAATACGACTGGGATATGGCCAATATTTTGTTTAGTAATATTGGTTCAGTGGTGCCAAGTTTAATTGGTGCCGATTTAAATGTGTCGGGCGGGGGTGGCGGAAGCCGGTTTACAAAGAATGGATTATTGGTAACTGGACTGCCAAACAATGAACCAAGATTTAATTTTGAAAATGGAATCTTTAAAGGTGTTTTGTTAGAAGTTGATGATACTAATAGGGTATTATATAGCGAAGCAGGGCCAACTGAAGCTGAGGGGTCTACATACCACGCTAATATGCGAGCCTACTGGAACAATATAGTATACCAACAATCTGAATTAAACAGGTACGAAAACGTTTTAAAAGTTTTTAAAACAGCAACTACAGGAAGCGTACCGATAGTTAAAATTAATGGGTTAGGAGAAGCTAATTTTATCAGAGTTAGAGTTTTAACAAAAAGGCTTTCAGGTTCAACAGATGGGATAAGCTTTTTGGTCAGAAACCATAGTAAGGGAGTTAATTTTTCGTCCGTTAGCTTATATTATGATAATAATACAATTGCCTATAATGGCGGAGGCACTGGTGAATGGTCATTAAACATTTTAGCTAATGGATGGCTAGAATTGACGTTTGTAAGTAATAATAGAATTATAGATATAACGGACGAAATGTTTGTTTATCTTGGTGCTACGGGGGGACAAATACCTAATACCGGAACTGAATTTTTATTTTCCAGAATTATGGCAACCCAAAAAACATTTGGGACATCTTTCATAAAAACATTAACCTCACCTGTATCCCGTCCAGCCGACATCTACACAGCATCCGGACTAATCAATACTGTAACAGACTATTCTATATTGGAACGCATAAACGAAGAATCGATATTGAAGTATGTGGAACCGGGACCTGGGACAATGAAAACGTACATTAACGGCGTTTATATAGGAGTTGAAGCCTTTACGCCGGTGCCTGATTTAATAATTACTAGCACGGGTTCTGATATGCTTAGTGCTGTAGCATATAAGTCCGGAGCTTTAACAGAAACAGAATTAATTGAAAGATCACTTATATAGAAATTATGCCAACTAAACTATTAGAAAGTTATCACCTTAACCAAAAGCAGATATTCAATGTTCATTCTGCTATATACTTTGGACCGCTTCTAACATACATTCAAATTAAACCTGTAGAGTTTTTTGAAGAGCGAGTTTTTAACGACTGGGATTTTGCAGCAGGGTTGATGTTGCTTGTCTTACTTGATACGGTCGCTGGTGGCATAGCGCATATTGCTCATAGCACGTTTTCAGGACGAGACTTATATAGGAAGCTGGCGACAAAACTATTTGGGATTTGCGCAGCAGTGATATGTATAGGGCTGCTGAAAAACACTCTTATAAATGGCGAAGAAAACTTAATAGCTTTCATAGTAGATTCTGGATTCTATTCTGTTATGTTAGCTTTTGAAGGTGCTAGTGTTATGAAAAACCTATACAAGATTTATCCTTGGGAACCTATTAAATTCGCGCTAAGCAAGCTAGAAGTATTTTACGACAAAAAAGAAAATAAAGTAAAAGATTATGACGAGAAAGACAAATAACGCCGGAGTAGAATTAATTAAAGAGTTTGAAAGCTGTGAGCTCGAGGCATATAAAAACGGCAAAGACCCTTGGACTATTGGATGGGGAGCAACATACTACGCTGACGGATCAAGAGTGCAGAGAGGTGATACAATAACGCAACAAGAAGCTGATATTTTATTGGCTATGCACATAAGAGACTTTGAGCATATGGCAAACAAAGCTCTTGGAAGTACTCCAGTAACAGACAATCAGTTTGCGGCCTTTGTATCAATATTATTTAATGTTGGTCCGGGAAGTTCCTGGAAGTCCGGCATAGTTAAATTGAAGAACGGTAAGCCTTCAACCCTATTGGCTTTGATGAGAGCAAATCCAAACGATCCACTTGTTGGAAAAGAGTTTGTGAAGTGGATAAGCGCCGGGTCAATATTTGAAAATGGCCTGCGCCGAAGAAGAGGTGAAGAAGTTAAATTATACTACTCATGAAAACATACGCAATAATATTCATAGCAGGCCTCCTATTCGGGGGCGTGTTTCTTTATCTTTTGTTTTGGCCAAGCTCCGAGCAGATAACTACATATAAGACCGAAATAGAATACATAGAGAAAGACACAACTATATATTCATATAAAGACAGTCTTATATATAATATCATTGAAGTCCTGGAGAGTCCTGAGCCTGCAAAATATGATTCTATAAGACGATACGCGGGGACCGTCCCAATAGACTATGGGACTCTGGACTGGAAGCTTACAACTCTAGGGAGTCTTGAGAGCTTTGAATTTAATCCTAAGTATTCTATTCCAGTAACAACTACAACTATAAAAACCCAAGCTAAACCAAAGAGGCTCTACGGTTATGTCCAATCAGATTTTGCTGAGTCAAACCTGGTAGGCCTTGACTATATTAATGGGCGGATTATAATTGGCGCATCATATAATATAAATGCTAAGAGAACCAGTGCCAAAATAGGGCTGTTGATTTTTGGAAAATAATTTTAATTTATTTTCAAATTATTTTTTTTAGTTCAAATTTATTGCTACATTTGAAGAATCAAACAAACGAAATTATGGCTTCAATAGATTTAGAGCTTTTAATAAAAGATTCGGCAATGTCGGACACTTTTATTGCTAAAAGGCTATTTCCACAGAATAAATTTCCTAGCCTAGCACTTAAAAGAGTTATTTCTAAAGAAGCTGAGCTGAGCGAATCGCAAATAACTGAATTGACTAGACTCTTCGGAGTAAGTTATGAGCA